GCTGGACCCTGAGGTCCTGTAGCTCCTGTAGCACCTGTATCTCCTGCTGGACCTTGTGGACCTGTAGCTCCGGTGGCTCCAATTGGACCCTGAGGACCCTGAGGTCCTGCTGGACCCTGAGGTCCTGCTGGACCCTGAGGTCCTGTAGCTCCTGTAGCACCTGTATCTCCTGCTGGACCTTGTGGACCTGTAGCTCCGGTGGCTCCAAAAGATACGGTTGAACCGACTATATAACCATTTGAATTAACATAGAGGTAATCACCGGGTGATAAACTTGTTATACTGACTGATCCAGTTAATTCTATACCACCTGATTGACCAAATATTGTTATACCTGATAAAGATGACATATAGATTTGATCACCAGATGTGGATTTAACATAAAAAACATCTTTCTTAAACGAAGCTACCTCTACACCATCAGCTGATATACTAAGATTATTAGCTCCGCTTCTGTATATACCTGTATCTGTGTCATTAATGAATGTGATAGAAGGGGTATTAACTGTTCCTGATGGAAATTGTAATTGATAATTAGATTCTCTTAAACTTGATTGACCTAATGATTGTGTTCCAGTCCATAAGGCAAGATAAGGTGTAGCTCCAGAACCGTTAATGTTTCCATTTCCACCGCCTGATGTTCCAAATGATAAATTACCAGCTCCATCAGTTATAAGTGACCATCCAGCAGCTCCATCAGCTTCTGGTAGTCGAAATGATAGAGCGGTAGCTCCAATAAACGAGAGACTTATAGAAGCCGTCTCTCCATTATTAATTATAAGCTTATCACCTTGTATGTAACTGGTATTACTAAAACCAACCTTCTTTTGTGCCATTTGTTATATATTATTTTCATTAATGTTAAATAAATAATCTGGATCATTACAATCATTCAAATCACCATTAAATTCTATTGTTATGTCTATCATTACACCACTAACATCATCTAGAAACTTGTCTCTAAATGGGGTAATTACTGGTTGACCAAATACAAGGAATGTATCTGATTTATTTGATAGGAATCTATTTAATCTAAAGGCATATTCTTCGCAATCACTTACGATATCATTCTCATTTTCGACTGATTCAAATGGTACATCATAGATGATTATTTGATAAGACCTTCGAATTGTATTACCGTCGATAATTGAATTAATAGGTTGAACATACATACCTGGGTATTTCTGTTCTATTTTTATTTTACCATTTTGGTCGTAGAAATTGCCGTAACCAAATTGTTTTATATTTGGGTCAGCTTCTGCCCAGTCTTGAAATACTTTTTGCATTCCTTTCGAACTTAAATATCCTATCATAACTTATATGTTTATCATTTTATTATTGCTTTCTAAAACCGCCGCTTAAGAGGTAAGATAGGTGGTTAAATATAGCTTTAATGGGTAGTTCATACAACTTTTGAACTTTCAATAGGTCACCATCAGCTACTCTAACTAAGATATCATATGTTCCCCATTGTTTTTGGAAGGCTTGTCTCTTTTTCTCTTCGTAGCTTTCTGGGTTGTCGTCTTCTTCGAGGTCTTCTTCTTCTTCTCCAATTCTTCTTCCGTTAAATATTCCGTTAAAATCCTCATATACTCTATCCCGAAACTTATAAAAAAAAAAATAGATTGATAAACAGCTGTGATTGGCAGTTCTTTCTTAAACAATTCAGCTCTTTGCATAAATCCATTTGGTAGGTGAGGAGCAATTTCATAGTTATCATCATCTTCTTTAATAATTGGTCTGTATAGAACGGCTGATATCAAATGTAAATTATCAACTGAATCGTTTGACCATTGATTAATATCTGCCCACTCACCAGCTGTTATAAAATCAAGGTTAGGTATAAACCCGTATTTTCTACCATTCAATTCTATCTTTAACTTCATTTCGGTTGAAATTGGACTATCTGATAAAATTCTTAACTTTTCTTTTAAACTTTGATATGTTTTTATATTCAATTGTCTTATCTCTTCTGGGTCTATATCAGCTAAGATAGCGATAGTCTCGATATCTTTTGTTTCCGGTAGATCAGTTTCTATATTACTAATCTCTTGCCATTGTCCTATTGTTACTTCATCCCAAGTGGTTGGTATTTTAATCTCATTCATTTAATATTTTTCTTAATTTTATATCCCTCATTATATCTATAGGTATCTCGTTATATATTTTTACGTTTAAAAATTCACCACATTGTCCTATACCAATACTTATTACTCGGTATACAGATTGACCTGTTGCAAGGGTGATCTTCTCTAGGGTGTCTCCTAAATCGTTTTTATATATTATCTCTCTAACAACACGTGAGTACATTGGTTGTTTTTTCATATACTTATTAATCTCATTCATAATTTTCTTATTTTTTACAAATCAATTATTTCTACATCAAAATCATAATCATTACTACGTTTTGTCTTTTGTGTATATGTATATACAGCATATCTTATTGCGCATAAGCCATCATCGAATAATCTAATAGGTTCATCTGTTTTTTGTCCGTTCTTCATCTTCCACTTATACTTTCTTAACTCACTAATCAATTTAGTAGAGTTATTGTTTATATAGAACTTAAATGATTTAATACAGTCTATACCTTCTTTGACTTCTTTAAGTGACAAGACGGCATCAAAACCTGCCCTCTTTATTTCTTCGATTGTTTTAGGTTCGGCTGAATCACAGTATATTTTTTTATCAGTAGGTATATTAAGTGATTTCATCTTCTGTATTAAATCACTAGTTGTTAAATAACTCTCGTGTATAATCTCTTCACAATAAATTGCTTCATCACACATATATACTTTAACTAATGCGGTAGGGTGATTGAATCCAAAGTCTAAACCATATATAATCTCATTATAGATTGGTATATCTTTACCATCAGCATCTTTTACATAAAGTTCTTCATCATTATAGAATTGAGCGTGTGTATAAACTAATTCATTATTCTTAGCTGGAAGTCCCAAACCATAAACATTCCACATATCTTCATCAGTGTTTTTATAACTCTCTATTTGATTAATAATACCTCTTGATAAGAAGGGATTGTCTTTATAGGTTGAGTGTATATAAGTACATTCTGGGTGATTTTGATATGTTAATGAGAAGTGTAAAGCATCAGAAGGGTTTTGAGCCATTATAATCTTCTCATTTGTTCTCATAACTAATTGATCAAACTCTTCTTTATTCAATTCATTCACCTCATCTACAAATACTACATCGTGTTTAAGACCTCTTAACTTAATAGATTGATCGATTGATATGAATTGTATTAGGTTATTTTTTAGTGTATAGGTGTTATTTGTTTTATTATGATTTTCTTCTCTATAAATCTCTAAATCTTTTAATAATTGTATAAATTCGCGATAAGCTCCAGCTCTAAGTGCTGGGAATGTTTTACGAGCTATTGTGATTGTTTTACTGGTATTCTTTAAAGAGTATATAATTATCCATTGTAGTATAGCATACGTCTTTCCTGCCGCGAGCGGGAGCCGCCCACTAATAAAGTGAACCTTTTACTACTTTTTAGTAGTTGGTCCAAGTTATATGATCCTGTAATGTTTAGTTTCATATGTTAGCGGACATGCTCCCACGAATTTTTTCTATTTTTTCTATTAGTAACGAGTTCTTTAATAGTGTATTGTGATACACCATACTTCTCGGCTAATTGTTTTCTCCCCTTATAATTCATAGACCTAATTCTACCAAGATTAGATGCTTGGTATCTTGAGTATCCTGGTATTTCTTTCCATATCTCCATATCTTTATATTCTATTGTATTCATTTAGTTGAGTCTCTTATCTGATTTAATAAGTTGATCTAAATTATATGAACCTTGTATGTTTAATTTCACTTCTTCTTCATAAATTTTCTATAACTCTTGTAGGAGTTTAACTCTTTTACTCATTCTATTCTATTCTATTATTTTCTCGACTTTGTGTTCCAATAGTTCTCATATCATTATATTGTATATTAACAGTTATTTCTGTTATTTGTAGATCTTTACCATTAGTTGTTATATCAATCTTCTCTGTAGCATATACACCTTGTATTTTATTTAATTCTCTTCTTAAATCGTTCCAAAGTTTCCAATCTTTTCTTTGTCTTGCCATTTCTATAGCTTCTTCATATTGACCGATAGCTTCTTCTATCATTGATGGATTTAACAATGAGTATTGGTCCTTAATTGATTCTCTCATCAGTTTAAGATATTCATATGATGTTGTTTTTGAGTATCCTAATTGATTTCCAAGGAAATCCATTAAGGTTTTAGTAGAAGCACATTCAACCAATCTCATCTTTACAAGAGCTGCTATTATATCCTTTTTTTGAAATTTTGCTTTCATTTTCGTAAGTTTAGTTCACTATTGTATATATATTAAAAACGATGTTCCCTGTTTATTTGGTGAAAATATTAATTATCTTCTTTTTATTTTATATATTTTACTCTCCCAGACTTCACCATTTTAGCCAGGATTGATTTAAACCGTTCAAGCCATACTATCTATCGACCAATAGCGAGATCTCCTTTTAAAACGTCTAAAAAATAGTTTTTTATTTTTTGAGAAAAAAAAATTGGTGAATTGGAAAATTAATATTATCTTTGTATAGTTAAAAACGAAGAAAAAATGAAAAAAATGAAAAAAATAAAAATTCAAGGATTCTGGAAAGGTACAGTGGTAGCTGAGTTAGATTTATCGGAAAATCTAATCAAAGCAATGTCTGAAATGCTACTCAAATCTGATTCAGATATAAACGATGCTATTGTATATCTCGATCAATTAGAAGCGAAATGTCTTGATGATTATAATAGAAAGGGTACCTATGAATTGAGTGAAGGAATTATGTTTATGAATATACTATTTATTAACGATTTGATTAAATTAGGAAAGCGCCAAAATGATGATAATTATGGATTTTTAATTTTAAATGAAAATTAGATATCCAATTACACTCCCAGGCTTCACCATTTTAACCAGGATTGATTAAAACACCTTCGGTCGATACTAACTATCAATCGAGGCGAGATCGTTTCCCTAAACCTCTAAAAATGATTTTTCAAGAACCCCACCTCTTTTAGCGGTGGGGAGAAATCATCAGTTGAGGCGAGATCGTTTCCCTAAAGCTCGAAAAATAATTTTTACACTCCCAGGCTTCACCATTTTAACCAGGATTGATTAAAACACCTTCGGTCGATACTAACTATCAATCGAGGCGAGATCGTTTCCCTAAACCTCTAAAAATGATTTTTTCCAAATTACTACTTAGTCAATGACATTATGTGTTCCCTATAAATATATATATTTTTAAAAAATATTTTTTAAATATTTTAAATAATTTTAAATAAATAATACCTATATACATATATATATATAAGTAAGTAAGTAATTTGGTAAAGGAAAGGATATAAAAGGGTTTTAAAATTACAAATTACCACACAGAATTCAAAATCTATCATTTTTAATTTTTTTTAAACTTTTTTACATTATATCATATCATGGTTATGAGGTAAAAAAAATAAAAAATTGAATTATTTATGAAAACTATAACGATAAAGAATCAAAAAAAATTGTTGTTTTTAGGAAATATTAAACAAAAATTGGGAAAAAATATTGATTTGGAGAAAATAAAAGGCTATATTTCCGCAGGAATAGGGTTATCTGTTAATAAAGATCCGCTAAAAAAGAGAACAGATGATATAAGAAACTTATATAGTTTATATAAAAAGTCAACAGATGAGGTATCAAAATTGGCTTTAAAGGATAAAATTGATGAATTAAAGCTTGGTCTTCCTTGCGTTTATAATGTAAATATAGAAGGAAAATCTACAAAGTCTAAGGTCACTGAATATAACGGCTTAATAACATTAGATTTTGATGATGTAACAAGTCATAGTTGGGGTAAATTAGAAAATGATCCATTTATACTTTTTATGTTTAAGAGTCCATCAAAGGGTATAAAGGCTATAGTACAATTAGATATACCTGATGGAGAATTAAAACAGGAAGACCTTATAGAGTTTGTTGAGAAGTTTGCATTTGATCATCTACAAGAGTATTTTCTTAAAACCTATAATCTTCAAATAGATGTAAAATGTAGGAATATAAATAGAGCTTGTTTTTTACCTATTGGATCAGATGTTTATTATAATGAAGATTGTTCAGTTGTGGAGTTATGGAGTAAATTCAAACCATCATCATCATCGAAGTCATTGACTAAATCAAAATCAAAACCATCAGCTACATCATCGCTTTTATTTACAAAATCTTTAGAACATTTAACATCATCTGGAATTGTAGCATTTGATGATTATAATGAGTGGTTAAACTTAGGTTTTTTGTTATATGGATACATAAATAATCCTACTGTAGCTGGACAAATGTTTCATAATTTTTCGAAATTATCTTCTAAATATAATGAAAAAGAGGTAGAAGAAAAATGGAAAGAAATAGTTAAGACTGGTTATGACCCAAATAAGTTAGGGATTAAATGGTTCTATAGACTAATGGAAACGAAATATGGTTTTAATGATAAAAATAATGTCTATACTTCGTTTAAATGGGTACCATCTGATATACCAGAAATATTTAGTAAACATATGAAGTATAACTTGGTTTTAGAAGAGGTTTCAAAACAATACTATATTCAAAAAGGTGATGATTTAGTAAGGTTAGATGATATTGAAATGAACCAACTTCTTAAAGACTTTAGGGATTCTTATCTTTCTTTAGATAAGAGAACTTTAGAAGAATATCTCTTCACAAAAGATATGATCACTTATAGAAACTTTATTAGGGAAAAGTTAGATAGAGTAAAGACATCTAATAGATCATTTTTTGATAGTATATTCGATCATATACATACAAAAGATAATAAAATGACTGCTAAAATATTCTATCGATGGATGTTAGGAGCAATGAAGAATTTATTTGGTGAATATGGAACTTATTATGATGAGATAATTATATTAAAAGGAGAACAAATGATTGGTAAGAGTTGGTTTGTATCAAATGCTTTAACAAAACCATTCAGTGAATTTACAACAACATCATTTGATTATAAGGATCAAGGAAAGGATAATAAAAAGTTATTATCATCTTATATGTTTGTTGTAGATGATGAGTTATCAATGGCTAGGAGATCTGAAATAGAAGCGGTTAAAAAAGCTACATCTACACCTCATGTACAACTTAGATTGCCATATTCTAAGACTTGGGATAACTTTAAAAGAATATCATCATTTATAGGCTTAACAAATTCAGATGATGTATTTAATGATGATACAGGAGGTAGAAGATTTCTTGTATGTGATATAAAAAAAATAGATAGAGAGATATATAATCTTGATTGGGATAGTATATGGGGATTTATCTACAATGAGTGGTGTTCAGGAAAAGATCCAATACTCGATTCAGATATAACAAGAGAGGAACTACTAAAACACGCGGATGAATATAGATATAAAAATGATGTAGAAGATTATTTACAGGATAATTTTGAGGTAGTGGAAAAACCAACAATTTCACTAGATGAAATTAGATCTTGTATAGTTACGGATTTTCAACTAACACATAAACAATTCAATATGTCGAATAGACATATAGCTAATAAATTAAAATCAATATTCAAAGTATCAACAACGGTTGTTACAGTAGGAGGTAAATCAATAAGAAAGTATCCATTAAAATATAAAGGAACAATTAGTAACCCAACAACAATCACTAATACAAAAGTAATATATAGGTCAGAAAATATATACTGAAAATAATTTACAATTATTTAAAACTTCTTTATTAAAAATTAATATATAATTTATCATTTAATTAATTTTATAAATTAAGTAAAACAAAAAATAAATTAAAGCAATGAGTTTATCAAACCCAACAAAAACGATTATCTCTCCGGTGAAGAGATATTTTAGATGGAATGGTTCAAATGGAACCCTTTCTTATTACGATAAGGAAAAACAAACCAATGTTGAAACAAAGTTACCGCTTCAAATTATCCCGATTGATCAGTTATCTTGTGTAGAGGGATTCAATGCTAAGGCTGATAAAGGTTTTAGATCAAATGAAGTAAAGAAATCAGCTGAGCAACCATTAGTGGTAAGATGGAATGGAGGAGGAATTATAGTAGAGGGTCTTTATAAAAATATTAAAGAAAAGATCACTCTTTTAGGTGGTAAGTATCATCAAAGTATTTACTTTGTAACAATGATTGATGGTAAATTAGAGATTTGTAATCTTAAATTAAAAGGAGCGGCTATGAGTGCTTGGTTGGATCTACAAAAAGGTCTATCTTCTTCAATAGAAGGAAATCTTGTAACTATTTCTAGATCTGAACAAATGAAAACTGGAAATGTTCCTTATTATATTCCAGTTTTTTCAATAAAGAAAGCTAGTGAAAAACTATATAATGAAGCAGTTAGATTGGATGGTGAATTACAATCTTATTTTGCTAGTAGAAACTCAATTGAGTATTCAGCAGGTGAGTTTTTAGGAGATGATGTAGATACTACTCCTTTAAGTGAAGAGGAAAAAACGCAGTTATCAAAACCAAAATCAAAAAATACTAAATCTAGTATAGAGATAATTGAAGAAAGTCAGGAAGAGTTTTTTAAAGACTGGGAATAATTTCACTAGTTCTGCCAAACTATGAATCAAATCACTCAAGAAGAAATTCTTGGGTTTTTTGTTTTAATATATAGAGTTATGAATAAGAATTATATAATATTTGAAAAGTTGATAAAAAGTGGAATGGATTCCACTCAGGGTATAAATACACTTCACAAGATTAATCGAAGAAAGAAAAGCATAGAAAAGATATTTAAAATTAATAAATGAATTGAAAAAAAAGTTTTCAGTAGTTATTACAAACCCACCATATAATTCCCAAAGAGGTGATAATAATCAATCTGTGGATATTTATCCAGAATTTATTGATAAGGCATTCCAATTGGCTGATAGATATGTAATTATGATCACGAAATCTAATTGGATGAATAAACCATCTATGAAAGATTTTAGAGAAAAGATGATAAACAAGTATAATGTTGATAAAATAGTTCATTATGAAGAAAATCCATTTAAGGGAACATTAATATCAGGTGGAGTTTCATACTTTGTTATTGATAATCAGAACACAAAAGAAACATTTGAGTTAAATGGAGTTGTTTATGATAGAAAAGTTGCATTGGATTTTCTTCCGTATGAATTAAATAAAAGTGAATTGTTGGTTTTGAGTAAATTACAAAAAATGGAAAAAATATCATTGTCTAATTTTAGACCAAAGGGATATTATGGTATAAATACCAATGATGTTAGAATTAAAGATTTTGGTGATATTGAATGTCATGTATCTGAACAAAAAGGTAAATTGAAATATTTATTGAATTCAGATTTGGATAATAAAATGAGTGATGATATAGATAAATATAAGATATTTTCAACATCAAGTTATGGAGCTAATCCATATTCTCTTGGGAGAATATTAAAAGGACATAAACAACTATGTTCGAGTAGTTTAGTAAATTGGGTCTTTGAAAGTGAGACAGAAATGAATAACTTCTTTGAATATATCAATACAAAAGTTTTTAGATTTTGTGTTTCATTGATAAAAAATAAACAAGATATAAGTAAAAACACATTTTCATTAATCCCACACATAGATTTTTGGAAATTAGAAAAGGTAGATGATGAGAATATTTACAAATATCTAAACTTAACAGAAGAAGATATTCAAACGATTGAAGAAAGATGTGAAAGATTAAAATTATTGGGATAGTTCATAAAAATAAGAAATCTTATTATGAATGAAATTGAAAGGATAAAAGGGGAAATAAACAAACTCACCAAATATAGAAAAGAACAAGCTGATACTTTTGGTGAAGTATTTACCGATTTCTATCTTATTGAAGAACATATATCGAATATTGATCCCGAATTATTTAAGGATCCAAATTCAACATTTCTTGATCCTTGTGCTGGTTTTGGTTCATATGTAATAATTCTAATAGAGAAATTAATGGAAGGTCTTAAAGATTGGGAACCAGATCCAGAGAAAAGGTGGAAACATATACTCGAAAATCAGATTTTTATGGTTGAAATTCAAAAAGAGTCTTGCCAAATAATTGAAAGATTGTTCAATCCATCTGGAAAATTGAAATTAAATTTGTATAATCAATCATTTTTGGAATGGTAAAATGTAAAATAAAAAAGACCAGACTAACATTTCTGTTTAATCTGATCTTTTATATACCAGAGTAATCCATCAAAGAGTGTTTTATAGGATTCACTTAACTATGAAATTCGAAGTAACTCTTCAATTCACTACTGGAATGTTTTTTTTAAAAAATCCCCTAACAATTAAGTTAGTGGATTTTTTTAATTCAGGAGTGATACGGTAAGAATTCATAGGCAATCACACATTAGAAAATTTTACCACTCCTTATCTAAGAAATTATATTATTTATTTATTAGAAAGTTTTCTCTTTTCTTCATCTCTTTGTTTTTCTAAATCTTTAATTTTCTCTAAAATATAGGTATTATCACCTTCTGGTTGCATCATAGATTTTAGTTTCCTGATCCTAGCAGCGTATTTTTGGTGGATATTCCAGTAATCTCTCCTCTTTTTTTTCCACTCTTTTTGCATTTCCCTATTTCTATCACCATTAATTTCCCAACTTTTCTTTATCGATAAATTCCATTTTTCAAGATTAGCTTCTCTCCACTTTTTTATATACTCCCTTTTCTTTTCACGATTCTTTTCCTTCGTCTTATTATAGTAATCCCTATAATAAGCTCTTTTTTTCTCTAATTTTTCTTCTTCTTCTTTATTTTCCATAATTCTAATTTAAACCACTAATTATTTTTTTTCATATAACTATATATTATAAAATATATCACCCCTATATATTAAAAATGAAAAAAAAAGAATTAGTTTAAATTATTTAATATATAGTGTTGATGAAAAGCATTAAAATACTTCAATGTGATGGGTGTGGTGTTCAATTTTCAAGGGGATCTTCTAATAGATTGTGTAAAATTTGTAGGGGTTATGGAAAACGTTCGAAAGGTTATAAATTAGTAAAAGATGTTACAATAACGTCTCAGATGAAATCAAACATTTCAATACTATTGGTAAAGTTTAAGTATGGTTTATGGAAACCAATAGATATGTTTAGGGTCGTTGACCTTTACTTACAAATCTATGAATATGAAGTGTTTTTTGAAACATTAAATGAATTAGATCAGGTTAAAATTATGTTAAGGAGAATGAAGGATTTATTATGTTTCTGATTTACTAAGTTTAAAAAAATAATATATAATTAATGAATGATCAATTAGTTCCTGTTACCAGGGCTGAGATTAAGTTAACCTTTAATAATAATGGTTTAAAAAAAATGTTTCCAGGAACCAAGGTAAATAAGAAGAAGTTGAAAATAGGTGAGATAGATCCTAAATTTTTAGCAAGTTCAATCAAATCATCTGATTTAAGGTTTACATATACAAACTTTGAAGTTATAGACCTAGATTTAGAGGGTTTTTATGATAACTGGGAGTTGGTAATAAAACTTAAAGTATATTAACTATCACACACTCAAATTGGATATCAAAGAATTATCACAACATCGAGAGATTAGCAAAGGATATATGTCCTGATAGGTGGGTTGAACTAATCTCCTACTATGTTATGTGGTTAGATATTAGGTGGGATAGATTTAATAAGATACCTGATAACGATGAGAGATTGAAGTTCACTACGACTTGGTTATCTAGAACATCTAATTGGAGTAAGTCAAACTTTAATAATGAGGGGAGGGTAAATAATCTTGATGAAGAGTGGGAGATAGTAGATGGGGTAGAGAATGATTATACTGATGTAATTATTGATATAGAAGATGAGGTAACAAGAGAATTGGTTTTAGATATATTAAACAAATATGGTGAAGAAAGAGGTAGGAAGATACTAAGTGTAAGATATATATATTTAAATAAATTGTCATTACAAGAAAGAGTTTTATATGATCTTTATTTTACACAGATGCTTTCAACAAGAAAAATAGCTTCTAAGATAGGAATACCAGTAATGGCAACTTATTTAATGATAAGTAACTTAAAAAATAAAATAAAAGAATGTTTGAACTAACATTAAAACTTATAGGATTATCGTGTATAGGTGTTCTTTGGATAAATTCCGAACCTACTACTAAACTTAGACACTGGATTTATAAAAGTTATACCGATAACTGGCATTGGAGACTGATTAATTGTTGTCTTTGTGTATCATTTTGGATTGGTCTAATCGGAACAGGTGACCTTTTATATGCGGCTATAGTTAGCGTGTTAGGTGAAATATTATGTAGAAAATTAGGAGGAGGTATATTATGATAACAAGGGAAGAATTTGAGGAAATAGAGGCTCTAATGAGAGATTGGAGACACTTAAATAATCCAAGAGTTCCAGCTGATGTTATGACTAGAATATTTAATCTTCATAATAAATGCTACCCAGAAAAGATGGAACACTCAAGGGGGTGTGGAGCTTGTCAAGCCAGAACTTGGAGTAAGTTATGTGCTTGGTATGATGAGCATAAAGATGAATACTCCCATATAAAATAAACACCCAAAATGGAAATTAAACCTTCTCAAGGCGAAAGAAAAGATGACTTTATAGGTAGATGTATATCACATCAAGTCGGTAAAGGCATGCAACAGGATAGAGCAGCTGCTCTTTGTTATACAAAATGGGAAGATTCATTAAAGGAATCTTCATTAAGAATAATGTTTGATAAAGATATACCTGTTAAAGTAGTAAAGCACTTTGTTGATAGAGGTTATAAAACATTTATATGGGGAGGTGATGGTTTTTTTAATAAGCAAAAACCTGCATTTAACCTAGCTAAACAATCAGGGGTTAATCAACATAATATATTCTGGGGTAAGTTATCCTGGGTAAAACAAAACAATGATATAGACCTTTTTATGTCTCGTGATGAAATGTGGGATATGGATGGATTCCTTCATTATTATGAGGATAAAACAATTATGTTAGCCGAGGGTGATGTTGGGGTTATTCAAGAAAGATGGGTTACTAAACCAGAACAAACAGCGGGTGGTAAATCTTGCCCTATCTGTATAGAACTCCAAAGAATTGGATGGGTTGGTAGAGATGAGACTGTACAATATAATTATCCAGGTGGTACTATTGATTTAATTGGTCTTCCACCATATAGAAAGGCGCACAGTCAGATCGGCGGCGGTAAATGGAAAGTAAGTGATTATTATTGTAAATGCGCTAAACAATTCAGAATAGCTCCAATCGGATTATCGACACCTAATAAGAAAATTGTTACAATTAAAGAGTGTTGCAATCACGACTAAATCTTTGTCATTTCAAAATAGGATGAAGCTGTGAATGAAGTTGCTCCAGGAGCAGCACTGAATGAAAACTGTGGATTAAAAGATCCAGCAGATCCTGTTGTCATATAACCTTCTATTCTAGCCACAGAACCGGTGACTGAGTTAGCTCCTGTGGAAGTGACGATAGTCAAGAAGTTTCTATGTGTCATAATTGGTACTGTACCACTAAAATTTAAGATAGCTTTTGTTCCTATTGTATTCCATAGTATATTTGTTACTGTTCCACTAACCACATTTATAGAAATACCTACACTATGTGTAGTTGAACCTTGACTACTCATACTAATGAATCCTGTAAATGAATATGTTGAAGATCCTTCGAATGGTATACTGTTATCAAACCAGTTTTGAGCTGAAGTTGTTGCACCACTCCTACTAACAGATTGATAATATATTTCAGTTGAACCTTTTTGTGGAGCTGACCAATATGTTCCACCCGATCCATCTGTGGTAAGAATATAACCAGCTGTTACTCCTGACTGAATAACGAGGTTATTATTTATTTCTAGGTTATATACTGAATAAGTCATATATTTTTACATTAGTTTTTTCATTATGAAGTAGGATGAAGCTGTAAAAGAAGTCGATCCAGGAGCAGTTCCGAATCTAAATTGCGGATCAATACTACCAGCAGACCCAGTTATCATAATACCGTTCAACCTAATCACTGCTGAATTAAGTGTGTCAGCTGTGGTGGTTATAAATCTAGCAAAGTTATCCCTATGAGTCATTGTTGAGGTAGTGCTATCAACACCTTTTGCTCCTACTGTAACCCAATTAAATCTTGTTATTGTCCCACTATTTAATGAGAATGCTGCCTGTACATTATGACTGACTGTTCCTTGTCCATTAATACTGATCATACCACTAAATGAATATGTTGAAGATCCATCGAATGGTATACTATTACTAAACCAGTTTTGATTTGTTGTTACAGTTCCGTCTCTACTAACAGTTTCAAAGTAAATATTAGAAGATGATGGTTTTAATGCCCAATATGTCCCCCCTGATCCATCCGTAGCAAGAATATTCCCAGCAGTCACCCCTGATTGTATAGAAAGGTCATTATCAATATTTATGTTATAAACTGAGTAAGTTGACATCTTTAATTATGTTATATTTATATATCTTGCTTTTATATTTGAGCTGTTGTTAGGTTTTTAACTTTGTGGTGGATACCATATAGGCAGACTACCACCTGGTTGTATTGTTAGTGTATGAAAACCTTTTGTATAGTTAATATGAACATCCCAATCAATAACATCACCAGATGAACCAACAATAATTAAATTAACCGATGATGTTCCTGAAGCTGTAAAGTAAGCTGTTGCTCCAGTAAAATCTGTTTTATAATCATATGTAATTGACCCACCTATCCTCACTAAAGATGAACCTGAATGCCTCCACCCACCAAATGAGTTCATTACAAAACCCTTCGTACCATCACTTTTTAGACCAAGAACCTGTGTATTTATAATAGCTGTATGTCCGTAGTCCATTGGAATAAGATTAAAGTTCCAGGACTGGGTTCCACTTGAAGTAAATGATAAATAAGCTTGAAATGATACAGAATCCATAAAGGATTGTGTAGATGATGCTGCATTAATAAAATTCCTAACACCATAAGCTTCTGAATAATGATAGTGTTGATTACCTGACTGATTACCTACAATAGTTAGTCTTACACTATCATAGAGCTTATTCTTGATCATTACACTCTTTTTTATAGACATACTCTATATATTAATTACTTTATCCTATCATTAAGGTTTTTAATCTCTTTGATAAGATCCTTAATAGTATCATTCAGATCATCGAATTTATCAGTAAGGTATTCTAGCTCTAATGTATATTGTTTTTCGAGTACCTTTAATTTAGTCGATGTTTCAAGTGATAAAGATTTTACTTCTTTTAATTCTTCCATAGTTCTTTTTAAGAACCACCCAATTACACTTAGTAATATCCCGCCAATTGTAGCTACTACAGACATTACTTCCATTGTGGTCCGTTTATTTTTTGTAGAGCTTCGTTAATAAGCACTTGATCATCATTCTCATATCCCATTAATATCTCTTCTTCACCTAAATAAACAAATCTTCTACCATCTTTTAGATATTTAATGGTTAAATCTTCTGGTTTTACAAGTGTTTGTGTAGACTCGATAAGATCTAATTCTTGTTTTTTCTTTGCCATAATAAATTAATTAATTTTTGTATAGATATTTTCTAAGAAACTCTCTTTCTCTTTCAGTATAATCTCCGTAGTCATCCAAGTATATATCTGAATCATATTGACCACTTGAAGGATACATATCTTTAGATGTTGCATTGTAAAGTGGAAAACTTGAACTATTCTGACATAGGAAATTAACTGTTCGTTGAGCCCAAAACTCAGCCAGGTTCTTTATCTCTTCTCTAATATATCTAAGCTCTGATAAATCAGTAGCTTGTGTATTCTCCGGTGTCACCTTTAAAACCCCACCATTCCTTATCTTCATTGATATATGAGGTAAAGCTAAATATATAGCCCAATAAGCTAAAGATTTAGAAAATGTTTCTACTAATTCCCACTCAATAGATGATAAAGTCGTGTTATTAGCAACCTTTTGAACCAAACTATCATATAATGGTGTTCCTAATAAGTCTTGTATATACATTGATTGAGCCTCACTCACAAATGGATACACTTCATCTGGATCTATTGACCTTCCTAATGGTGAATATTTTTTTATATATTCATCGTCTATAAATAGTGCTGAATAAGTTCCCATATTATTCGTTAATTATTTTTATTGGTGTGATTTCTTCAACCTTAACTCTTGATACACCATTATATATCAAGACCTCTTTAAACGCGTCTAAAATCATCTTTCTTTCTGGTTTAATAACTATTGTATTCATAATCTCAAATGATTGTAGTAATTCATTAGAGTATCCTAACTTACCGCTTACTTGAATACCACAAAGTGCTGGGTGAGCTCCGTGAGCTGATATGATTTGCTGAGTTATTTGTTCGGATACCTGTAATAATCGAGCATCTATATTTGTAGCATCTAATGTAGTTACATCTGGAGCTAGTTCTTTTCCATCACTATAAAATATCAAAGCTTTACCAGCGTTTCTTGTTCCTCCGTGTTGAGATTTAATAGCTTCGGCATTCATTCTTCTTTCTTCTGGTGATGGTTTTTTATAGAACTTAAATACGATTGAAGGAGAGAACCCATTTGATATAGCTGATAGGTTATAATCAGCCATTAGACCATCAGCCTTAATCCATTTAACTGCTGAAAAGTAATTAGGAAGAGCATAATAGTCCATATTATTATCGTTATTCTTAATAAATACTAATTGTCTAATTCCTTCTCCATTTGGATTGAATTTATCTATTTTTCTAGGTGGATTATTTCTGGTATCGGCCCAGTTTTCTGAATAGTAATAATAATTTATATCACCATTATCATCCCTCTTACCACAAGCTATACGTGAAGCATCTATCCAATTAACATCGACAATACGAGTTTGATCCATTGAATAAATCACTTCAAAACTAGCGTATCCAAAGGTTAAGAAATCTCTTGTGGTCATCCAGAATACTTTATCTAATTTTCTCCAAAAAGGGATCAACTTAAAGTTCTCTAACAACCATTGATCACTCATTTCTCTTATTTCTTGATATATTAATCCATTACCAGCTATAAGATTTGTCTTAGCTTCAATAATCCTGTCATGAATTGCCGAATTGTTTTTATATTCTAGTAATTCTATTGGAAATTTATTGTTTGGTCCAAATAAAACCCAATCCTGACCCCTTTGCTCCTTTGGCATCGGTAAGTCTATACCTCTCATATTTATTGACTCCATAACCGAATTGAATAAATCATCAGGTTCTCTTTTTGGAGTTTCAGGTATCTTTTTTGTTTTACTAAATTTAAAATCAAATAAACCCATAATTAATCTCTTTTAAGGACGGTGGTTGTTTTTATTGGGCGATCCAAGGTTGTCCAATCCCAGGTCTCATCTACTAGCACTTTACCCATTTCAAGTGTAGTTGTTCCTAACTCAACTTTATAACTCCACATACCAGGTCTCATATCAAGTGTTACAGATGAGGTAAAAGATTCTGTAGGACCAACTGTTATATTAAACACAGACCACTTATTATCTGGTTGTAGATCTGTTGGGTAACAAACCTTTTTAACCTTAGATAAGTCGTGTGTAAATGTAAATTTATAATCTGTCGATGTGGCTCCATAAGGAATGCTTTCTCTCAAGCTTAACCATATTGTATTTGATCCTGTTGATAAGTTAATCATTGAACTAAGATACTTTATCTATATGTATTCAAGAAAAGAGTTGCTTATCTAAAAGAAAAAAAAACCCTGACAGGTCGCCAGGGTTTTTTTGTTTTTTCATTATTAGTGATTATGCTAATAAGTTGGTTATTATTGAAGGGTTAACTACATAAGCTCTCTCTTTTTCGAAACCTTTAAGAGTTAGAACATAATTTGAACCATCAACCTTATTTGTTCCTGAAGTTGAGGTTGATTCTGCTAGATACATACCTTCTTGAGCTCCAGGATACCAATATATTCCGTTTGAATCTTTAACGATTACTGCTAAATCTCTTTGAGTTAGGAGAGAAAGAGTATTTCTTTTAGCTACATCTCTTTTTGGTATTGTTACAGTAACTGTTTGTTCAAATAAAGCACTTCCTGCCTCTACTGACTTAACAAGGTCTTCAGTAAATGTAGCAGAGTTTCTATTGAAAGCAAATTCATAAAAACCATATGAAGGAGTAGCTCCTACTAGTGTTATAGCTGATACTGTACCACCAGCTTGAGTATAGGAAGAAATGTTCTCGAAATCTGTTAAATATAACTTGGTTAAACCACCAATGTTATTCGAACAGTCATTTGAAATCCCTCCTGAAAAACTTACACATGCCATATTTTTTAATTTATTTTTTTGTGTCCATCGAAGGATTATGAGTATAGAACAATTTCATTTCCATATAAGTAGTTCACACCAAATTTTAAATTAGCTACAAATCTTTCTGTTCTTGCTCCAGAAATGTTTCTTTGAGGAATCATTAACACTTCATCCCAATCAGAAGTTAAATCAGTTAAGAAGAAGACATTGTCCATATTAGCTGCTATCATTTGTTTAGCTAAAAGACCATCTGTTGGTATTAAAGTGAAACCTAAATAGTTAAGTTCTTTATCACCAACCATAAATAATCCTCCAGTTGTTGCTGCTTGTTTTTGCTTGTAAGCGAAAGCGATCTCTTGAGATACAAATATCTTGAAATTAGGCTTGTTTCTCACTTTTGCTGGAACAGCTGTTAAAACTCTATCTAATTCTGTTATAACATTATTAGAATTAATTGTTGAAGATGTAGCTGCTACATCAATAATATCGGTGTCAGCTAGCATTAACTTAACTAATCCATCACATAGTTTTTGAGGATAAGAAGTTGTTCCTGTATCTCCTTGGAATAAAACAATTTCAAGGTCAGCTGCTGCAACTTCAGCCACTTGATTCATTACGAATTGTGCATAAGAATCTGGAACCGCTTGATCAGTAGCTCCGGATCTTAATTGAGCTGATAAGTAATTAGCTTCAAAAGTTGTAGCACAATATTCAAGGTTTATTTTGATATCACATACCTCCATAGTTTTTTGGTTCAATGAACCTTCACCTGCTGGGTCAAACGAGCAGTTATCAGCTTGTAGGATGTTTCCTAAGTCTGAATAAGCCAATTTAATCTTTGACTTTACATTTGGTATAAGACTAAGAACACTTTTAGCTGTTCCTGATGTTAAGGCTTTTCTGTAAAAACCTTCTGCATCTTTACCATAAAACGTGGTATTATCTGTCAACGCCATATTATATTTTGTTTAATTTTTTTTCCTTTCGGTCTAATCTATATGGGAAAATAAGCAACTCTGCTTATCTACCCTCTTTGAACATTTTGATTCTCTCAACTTGCTTCTCAAAATCAGAGATATATTTGACTGGGTGTGGCTTCTTAATAGAAGCAGCTGCTGGCGTTGTTGATAATTTCTCTTCAACAGCAACAACTTGTGACTTCAATGTTTCAATCTCTTTTTTGTATTCCTCTTCTTTTGAAGTACTATTAGATAAATCATTTTTAAGAGATGTTATTTCATTCATCAACTCAGCAAATCTCGCATCAATCATTAGTGACACTTCTTGAGCTGTTAATGATGCATTTTTAAGAGTTGTTATTTCATTCATCAACTCAGCAAATCTCGCATCAATCATTAGTGACACTTCTTGAGCTGTTAATGATGGGGTTGTATCAGTAGGATCAGCTGTTAGTTCATTAGGATCATCAGCTGGTTTTTCTTTATTATCCGCATCCGCAAGATCAATACTTCCCTCTGTTAGTTTAATTTCTTTTTCCATTTTATTTTTTATATTTTTTAGGGCAAGTTGTGAATCAGCTAATATTTCAACTGAAAAGCCCTTAACCTCCTCAGTTTTTACCATTTCTGTCCAGAATTTAGTATCTTTAATCTTTACTCCACCAAACCAAGTTCCCTCTGGAAGGTCAAATCCAAAATTTTTTGACTTATCCGATTCACCTTCAATTATCCAGTTTTCAGCTACAAAAGCCTCAACTCTTTTATCGGTATGCATGAAGTTAATGTTGTTATTATTTAAGTCACTATTGAACTTAGAAGCTATCTTAGCAATCTCTTCTTTAGAAAACCTAATATAAAACTCACCAAGTTCTTCATTCCTTCTATAAATTAACATATTAGGAATCAGAAATGGTCCATACAACATTTGTTTATCCTTATCAGCTGAGAATTCTAATTTTAAGTGTTTTGATAATTTTATCCAGTCAACTCCTATTGCTGGCTCATCAACTAATGATATCATAGCTACACCTTGACTTAGGTCATTATCATTAAGTACGATATCAAATATTGGTAAAGTCTTATCCATATATCTATATGTATTTTTTTGTATTTTTGCTTATCTTATCCAAATGTAGCATTCGATTCATACACTCTAACATTGTTTTGAGCATTTGTTATATCGGATTCAAGAACAACAACTTTAATAGGACCACTACCTCCTCCATTACCACCGCTACCAGAAGAAGATCCACTTATTACATTATTAACTAAATTAGGAGTAAATCCTGTAAAACCACCTGATGATGCGGTTGAAACATCTGATGAACCAGTATTAACTGAACCATTTCCGCTTGAAGGATTAGTATTTGATCCAGGGTTTATAGGAGTTACATCAACATTACCGTCATCAAACTGTTGTTTTTTAATATTAGCTACTTGAACAGCTGTCATTGATGTGACTAAACTAGCTAATATACTACCGACGATTGGACCAGCGATTGGACCTAATTGCATAGCTCCTGCAAATGCTTGTAAAGCGCCGCTAAGACCAGCAATAATGGTTTGAGCTATTCTAAGTTTTTTATCTTCTTCAAATGCTTTTTTCTTATAATCATACTCTACCTTACGTCTATTCCTATCAAGTTCAAAGTTTTTTTCATCATATTCTTTTCTTGAAATAAGACCAGCATTAAATTTATCGTTTAGAGCATCTTGTTCAGCTGAATATTGAGCATTAATCTTCTGCAACTCATCTTGACGAGCTCCATCATTTATTTCAGATAATAGAGATACTAATGTGTTAGCAGCTCCTAATGCTACCTGAGAGTATTCTTGTGTTTTTTGTACTCTATAGGCATATATTTCATCTTCTGTTCTTTTAGCCGATTCAGCTCTCTCAAGATTATATCTATCGTTTATCAATTTAAGATCTGAGTTTAACTGCTCTTCATTATTTTTCCTAAAATCGGCTAATAATTCAGCTCTTTGTTTTTCATTAGATATCTCTTTACTAATTGTTTCCTTAAAGTTTTCCTCTCTTTGAATAGCTTCTGCCTTAGCATTCCTTATATCCTCTTCTAATTTAAGTTTAGCTATCCCGTCAGATTTTTCCTTTATTTGAATGAGATAATCAATATAATTTTGTTTTCTTTCTTTAAGAACCATTTTTTCTTCCTCAAGAACATATTGAAACCCACTCTTAAATATCTCAAGTTCTAATTCTTGTTGTTTAATAACAAGAGCTTTCTTTGTATCAAATAAGTTTTGATCCCCAAAAGAAATTTCCTCATTTAGGATCGCTTTTATTTGAGCATATTTAGCATCACTTTCTGATTTCTTTTTATCAGCTTCTATTTTTCTATTAATTGATAATTGTGAATAGTAAGCATCAATAGCATCAATGGCTTCTTTAGATTCCCTATTAATCTTCTCTCTCTCTTTCTCACCGAGTTTATAATTTTCTATATCAACCAATCTTAAAGCTTGAATATCCTGAATCTTCTTAACCTCTATATCTCTCTCCATTTTAGCTCGAGCTTCTGGGTTATTCTCGTTTTGAAGATCAAATAACTTTTTTCTATAATCATCCTCTATTCTCTGAACGTCATTATAGAATGATTTTAGGTTTTCTTTTATTTTATCATATGCCTTTTTCCACTCATCTTTTTTCTTATCCAACAGATCATTATCAATCTTCTTTTGTTTAGAAGATTCTTCATCAGCTATTACAGAAATTGATGTATAGATTCTCTCTAATTCTTCACGGGTAGCTTTTACTGAGTTAACAAGGTTATCAAATCTTTCCTTAATATTTTTATCTTCAAATTTACCTTGTTCCTCTAATGCCTTTTTTTGTATATCTAAAATAGACAATTGGTACTGAGTTTCTATTTGAGCCTTTTTTATAGCTATAAGTTCTTTATCTTTAAGATCCTTTGTTTGTTCAATTAACTCTTGTTCAAACTTTTTCCTTACAGCTTCTTGCTCTTCAGCTGTAACATTAATAAGCTTCTTAGACCATTTAATCCTTGTATCATATCCTTCAGCAGTCTTTACTCTATAAGTATCAGTAGCAACTTGTTCTTCTTTAAGTAGAAGTTGATACTCCTTATTGAACTTTTCAATTTCAATTAAATTATTTTTATTTGTTTCAGCAAGTGCTTTTTCTTGAGTCTTTAAAGCTGATAGTTGAATATCTAATATTTCTTTTGCTAATTTCTTTCTAGCTTCTTCTCTTTCTTTATCAGAGTTTAATGAAAGTATATCTAACTCTCTTTTTGCCTTATAAGCTGTGATAAAATCGTTTGTTTGTTTGTTAAGTAGTTTTGATTGCTCAATAAGAGCACTATTTGTACTTATTATAGATTTTTGAGTTTTTTCCTCATTACTACTAAATAAAACAAGTGCTCCAACAAGAGCTGTAAGACCAGCTATAAGCAAACCAACAGGGTTAGCTTTCATAGCCGCATTTAATCCTTCTTGAGCGACTGTTGCAGCACCAGTGGCTGCTGCTTGAGCACTGGTTGCAGCAGTATTAGCTGTAGTAGCTGCTGTATTTGCCACCTCAGCAGCAGTTTCTTGTGTTGTCGCCGCAATCTTTGACTTTGTTAAATTAAGACCTAGAGCGTCTGATATATTCTTTAAGTCTTGCGTCAGTTTAGCAGCGTTGGCAGCAATTGTTGTAGCTCCCAAAGCTATGGCTAAAGATTGTTGTGCCTTTAATTGAGCTTTTGATAACTCTTCACTTTTATCACCAAATAAAGAAATTGCTGACGTTGATATAGCAAATGCCGCTGAAACAGAAGAGCCAAGTCGAGAAACCGATTCACCTAATTGACCTAAATTCCTATCAAAATTAGTCGCTTCTTTTACCTCTCTAAGCTCTCTTTGTAGAATCCTTGCTTGTTCACTTAACTGTTGAAACTGCTCACCACCATATTCAGCTCCTTTCAGTTCAGCTTTTGTAGCTCTAAGAGCTTGTTCTAACTCACCAACAGTTGAAACTGCTGTTTCTACACCATTCAGTTTTACATTTAATTGAAAATCCGCCATTTATTTCTTTTTATTTATTATGGTATAACACTTATAAGTTTGTGATAGGAGTAAGTACATAACCATTGTATTGTATCTGTTGGTCTACCGGTTACCTTTATATAAACGGCTGAAGAATCAACCGTCATTTCGCAGTCAGGTTGAACGCCTGACCAGCTTGATACCGCATTTAAAATCGGAACTCCAACTAAAGAGTTTATATATGAAGGTCCACCATAAGCACACCCTGTAAGTTCAGCTGAATAAACTTTAGAAGCATCCGATATATTTGTTCCAATGATATAGGCTTTTATCTGAACAACTTCTCCGTCATCCACAAAGGGAATAGAAACTAATGTTGTAGAAAGAGCATTAGAAGTTCTTAATTTAGATTGATTTGTCCTCCAATCAGACTTATTATACTGATTTGAACCATCATCACTAATACCTCTAACTGCTAAATTACCCACCACAACTTCATTTGAATTATAGTTTATCTTACCATATCCATTTCCTAAATGAACATGCTGACTAACAGCTGATGCTAATCTCACATTAAATGCGCCTATAACAGCTGTGTTATCGTTGTTTACTGAATAGGTAACACCGGTACTAGATATAACTGCTCTTTGATTACCTGATGCCGTCATTGATACACTTCTTGAGTTTAGGTAAAGAGCTCTATTTTTATTAGTTCCATTTGATACTGTTCCAACACCGATAACAATTGGTGCGTTATCTTCTACTATATAACCAGAAGTTAATATACCATTAGAAGAAATTTCAGTTAATGATAAACCACCATTAACATTAATTATACCTCTACCAGAATTAGCTCCACCAATATAAAGGTCTTTCCATCTTAGTGTTGTTGTTCCTAAATCGGTATAGTAACCACTTCTTGGTGAGACAGAGTTAGCTGAGTAGGTTGATCCTATCACGATATTTGGTGATGACCAGTTCCATAGATTTGAATGAGAACCGCCTCCGGAAGATGATCCACCGATTTGAACAATACCGTTATTAGTTCTCATAAAAATGGTATCATCTGTTAAATTGATACCAATCTCACCAATATAAAGGTCTGTGCTAAGCCAAGTTTCATCGGTGTGATCATTTGAAGATGGAATAGTAAATGCTTGTCCGCTAGTTGTAATTGAGTGGTTAATTATCCTTGAATATTGTTCAATTTTATTTGACATTTTTTTATTATTATTTTATTTATAATATGTTTTTATATACTATATATGCTTTTATGATGACTCTCCGAAGTTAGTGATAATGTTATTCGAACTCACCTGTGTTTGTCTAACAACATCTATTAAAGATAAGGTAGCGCTTATAAATGAATATCCACCTGAGAAATTTGTCTTTGGATATGGAGTTGTTGTTGAACTTATACCTAATTCAGGAATATCTGGAAGTACAGTATCTATACCAGCATTAATAACATTCTCATATGTGTTAGATCCTTGTTTTTTAACAATATCCTCACCTCCATTGATAACATTAATTTGTGAATTAGGAGATAAATCCTTATTAACACTATCGATACCTCCATTTATAACATTACACCTTGAAATTGGAACTCCATTTTTAAATCTAATATTGTTTATATAGGTAACATTACTTTCATTGATAACCTTTTTAGATGTTCCGATAAGGGTAACATTTGACACACCACCAGATATAGCGTTACCTAAACCACCTTTAATATTAATATTAAAGGCGTTGTCTCCAATAGCGTTTTCATCACCAACAATATCTACATTTTTAGCTGATCCAACATAATTACCTTTTCCTTTTATTATAATAGAAGGGTTATTGCTTATATTAGATCCTGGAGAAGTATTGATAAAACCTGAACTAGCTCTTATCCTTTGAGGTGGCATATAAGAAATAGAAATCGGTAAAGTGCCTTTATCCACCTTAACGGTCTCAAATAATTCACCATTCCAAACGCTTTTTCTTAGATACTTAGAAGATGATTTGAGTTTGAGTAACTCAACAGTTGTTAAACCATCACCAATTGGGTCGTAATCAATAATCTTTTGTAATCTATAATATATCCTATCTATCACTATAATCTTTCTAAAATCAAGACTAAAGATATCTTTTGGGGTTAATCTAACCTTAGCTTTAATAAGAGCTGATGAAGGGTCAGATATTTCTGTTATAAAATTCCTCCAATAAGCATTATAAAGGTTGTGGTCAGACCACCTAGCATTATCCCAGTAAACAAAATCACCTTCTTCCATATTAAACCAATTTAAGTCATACATTGGGTCTTGTGGTGAATCAACGGTTCCAGCATAAGGATAAAATGATAAACCACCACTTGATGTAGCTGCATTAGGAACAATAGAAGATGATTGTAACAATTCCCAACCTTGTTGACCAGAAACATTTTGTTGACCTATACTTAATAGGTCTGGGATATATAACTGTTCTTTTGAATATGGTCTAATACCACCGTATATTAATAACCTAGGTGCTGAGTTAGATACTGGTTTAGCGGAACCATTTGACTCTCTTTGTAGAATAGCTGGCATTACAACATCACTATCTTCTGGGTTATTGATCATAACAGTTGATCCAAAATTAGTGGTAATCTTAGTTTCATTATCAAGGAAGTCATTTTCGACTTCCTTAGTGTATTTCATATAGTCTCTACCTCGCTCTTCTCTAAACTTTTTGTTCCAATAATCATTTTCACTCTTATTTTCAAAGGTGTAATACTTAGAAATTAGAGCACCCATTGGGATTATTTCAATAGAATCCTCTTGAATCTTACCTGACCAGTCTTCGTAGTCAGATTGACCGTTTGATCCTGTATAATAGAAATCATCTCTTGGTTCTATGTAATATTTCCTTTCAACTAAATTATCTGGTTGGATATATAAATTGAAGGATTTTATAATAGAGTTTAAGAAGTCTTTACAAGACATATCTTTTGGTAAGAACTCTTTTGCTTCTATAATAGAATTCTCCGTTGACTTGTTAGAAGGTACATTCCACATATAAGAAACAGGTTCCACCTTGACGAATATATCCGCTAAAATATCCCTTTTTTCTTCTTGGAAAAAGTTTACACGTTTTATCTCACCAAAGGCAATAGATAGGTGTCTACCTAAAGATGTTGAGTAGAATCGACCGGCTGTTTGTAAGAAGTACGTAACCTCAACCCACACTTCATCCCCAGTATTAAAATATCTATTGTTAGCATTAACTAAAACATCCCTATTTTCCCAAGAGGTAGGTTGATATCTACCAAACCATTTCCAACCTGGGGGTGGATTGTTGACGTTTCTGTTTCTCCAAGTTTGACTTGGTAGTGTTACAAAGTCTATAGATGTCTCACCTATTTTGGTCTTAACACCTTGTCTCATCCTCCACATTCTTGCGTTAACTCTGATACCTGTGCTATTTAGACCAATAAATCCATTTGGCTGGTCTTTTGTTACAGCATATGGATAGTATGTATATGTTGGTCCTAATGGAAAGAAAGAAGCTGTTCCATTTGGATTTGTCCCAAAATATCCATTCATATCCATCCAAGCGCTTATCTTAAAAGCTGCTGATAATTGATATTCACCACTTCTTGGTACAACCCATTTATATGTAGAAGAATCCCAGTTATTATAAATAATTGTACCTGAGTACCCATCACAATTGCCATCACAAAAAGATCCTGTTCCAGTTCCTCCTGTCTCTATATTAAACCTAACACGAGAAGAGGGGTCATTTGTTGGTTGATTAAACTGGAATAATGAAGCTGAAGATCCTGACCAGGTAGCTCCTATATTACCGTTTAAGAATTGAAGTGACCACTCTGGTGTATTTGATAGGGCGGGTCCCATACTAACAACAGTTGTAAATCCTTCCAAAGCTCCAACTCTAAATGTTCTAGCTTTAACATCATCTCTCGATACTTTATATTCACTTCTCTTTTGTATTAGAATTAACCTCTTAAAGAACTGACTATTAATGAAATTAGATTCATAAGAAGAGTTTGTTTCAGCAAATATCTTATCCCATATTTCTTTAACATAATAAGCAGGAACAAATGAAGTAACAGGAAATGAATTAGCATCATATTCGTCTCCCCAAGATATCATTGGATAAACATAACCCTTACCTGAATGAACTATTTTTGAAACAACAAATCCCCTTGAAGATACATCTTCAGGATTGGAATTATATGATCTCCATTTAAGTAGTCCTTTTGGATAGGGATAATTAACTGTAAATGTTGTTGAGTTAATAATTTCAGCCACACACCACTCACCGTGAGCTGTAGAAAAGAACTGAAACTCACCATTTCCAAATACTTGAACTCTTACCCAATCCTCAACGGATAAACCATGAGGTGTAGCCATTCGGATTTGTAATCTACCTGTTGATTTTTGTCTAGATAACCTTGATATTGTTCCGATAATGGTTGATGTATTGCTTATATACGGAGATTTATTCCTTGTTAATTGACCATACCAAGATCTCATAATATTTTGAGCTGACCACTCGTGATCCCATTCACTGAAATCTAAATCAGATAACTTTGCATTTCCTATATCAAAAAATAGTGAGGTTAAATCACCTGTTAAAGTCACTTCATACTCGATATTACCATCTTTGTCTTTGGTGACTGTTTTAAGTTGCATATTACCCTTAAAAACTTGAATACCATCGTTATTAATAATAACTTCTTTTCTTATGTTTGGATTAAATCCTTGATAAACTGATCTATTACCAATCGTAATCCAACCGTCTTTTCCTAGTTCATAGATATGAGTAAAGATTCTGTTGTTGTTCTTTGTACCTGGTAATTTAATAGATTTAGACCAAGATGTCTTTTTCTTATCAGGTTCCCTCACATCTAATATTGTATAAGTAAGTGGTATAGATACATCTTCATATAAATCTACTCTAACACCTTGTCCTGATCTACCGGCAGGTCTTGTTAGCTTCTTAAACGATGAATCTATTGGTTGATTAGGGTTATTCTTTTGAGCATAATATATGTTACTAGATGTTGGTGAAGAATCACTAATAACACTTAACAAACCATTGTTTGGTCTGTGGAATATTATCATTTCAGCTTTTAAGTTTCCCATTATGGTCTTAATGTTGTTTTGCAATATGCGTTAGCATAGTTAAGTGTATATTCAATAGGTTTAGATACTTTTTGTTTTACCTCTACCATATTATCAGATATAACAATTGGTAATCTTTTCCAATCTTCTATCTTATGAAGCCAACCACATAAACTTTCAGTTAGATTATATACAGCAAATATTAATCCACAGTCAATAGTCCTACCATTAACTCCTGTAATAGTAAATGAGTTATTATAGTCAACGTTATTAGGTTTATTATCTGGGAAACATCTAAACTGATCACCTACTTTAAAACCGTGACCTTCTGGTAAAGTGAATAACATTCTACTTGTTGGTGAAGGCGTTTCTTTATACACCTTAAACTCTATTAACTCTGGTCTTTTATAAGTCCAAACCTCTGGAGATAACCACATCTCGTATAAAAATTGACTCCAATCCTTATCTACATAAGAACTAACTGTATGTTTCTCAATTGAACTCACTTTATATGTTGATGTTCCTCTATCACCCACAGCATACCCCCAAACACCACCTGTGTTGGAGAACATATTCTTCTCATAGTTACTTCTAACTATATCAAATGATTTATTATTTCTATGATAGAATGTAAAGTGTTCTATTGAACCTAATCTACCTATAAATCCTATTCTTGTTTGAAATGGTCTAGGTGGTCTTACTTTGAATGTAAATGTCTCACTTAATGCGTGAATATTAGAAGAACCAACTCGCCATACCAATCTAACTTTATATTCACTTGTCCATTGAGAGATATAATTAGTATTAAACACTTTATTCAAGTCATATGGACCAACTGCCAACCTATATCTTCTTGGTGTTCCGGTTATAGAGCTAACGGCAGAGGATGTCGCGATAGTTAAGTTTCCTTCCTTTTTTGATATCTCAACTGCTACAAATCCGTTTGGAGGTGATACGTATGTTATTGGATTAGTTAGTGAATATATATCCAAGAAATATGAATCGTTATAAGTAACTTCAACTTCTCTTGGGGAGTTGGTTAGGAACTCTTTATTTGCATATGATGCAGATGCCCAAACACCTAAATGTTTTGTATGATCCCAAGAAGGATAATCTTCATAGTCAATTGCTCCATTAAAAACATAAAATGTATTAGATGTTGCTTGATTTAAGTATTGGATAACTGTACCTTTACAGTTACTGGAAGAGTCATACTCTTGCCCAAACTTACATTGAACTGTAAGAACAGCTCCTGGTGCAGTTGTTGAACTGGCTGAATTGGTAATAGTAGAGTATGGGGCTGATGGGAGAGAATCAAGAATATAATCTTGTAGAATTCTATCTATTTTAAAGAATCCATAACCTGTTAATGGATCTGGGAATAACTTATCAGTAAATACTTTTATCCCATTTACATAGATATCACAAATATATCTAAAATTACAATTACCACTCTCAGGAGAATTAACTGTAGCTGTTATATGATTATTAACAGGGTAGAATCTATTTGAAGTGAAATTCGTGATTATTGATACTGGCATATTACAATTATTTTATATATAATATGTTTGAGTATTACTCAATGCTTTTTTTTTACTCTTCACTATTTATCACAGTTATTCTACCCTCTAAGTATTCAATAAAAGCTCCGTCTAAATAGGGTAATAATCCACCAATTTCCTTCTCTATAATAACATTAAAGAATCCTCTTGGTTTTAGCCCTCCTCTCTTAACAATATTGGTAGCAACAGCCCAAGGTTTTAAGTTCTTTCGTGAAGCCCAACCACTTAATTCAAGAGCTCCAGCTATAGCTGGTATAGATCTCTTTGTTAATGGTTTACTCTTTGTTCCAAATCGACCTGTTCCTTCATCCATATATCTACCATATGTCTCCATTGTAAACTGGATAAATCCATCACCAATAACATACTTAATGGAGTTTCTTAACTTCCCAGTATCAAGGACACGTTTGGTAACAATGGCTGCTTGTATCTTCTTTACTGTTTCTTCTCCCCATAGTTTGAGAGCTTTTTCTAATTCTTCTTTCATGCATTAATTTCTTTATAAACCTAAAAAATTAATATGGATAATTATATCATTACCTACTAATGTGTTATAGACAGCACATACAGAATTCATCGATGGTATATATTTAAGACTTGTAATCGAATTATACCCAAGTGATTGACTATGTACTGTTGTAAAATTAACCAAATCAGTTGTCTTACTGACACTCATAGTGAATGTTGATGAATCTCTATCTATAAAATAGAAAGAATTATTTGATGAAGCGTATGTTATATCATAAACAAGTCTATCATCGCCAATGTTGGTTATTGAACTTGTGAATGTATCACTTGATGGTGTATATCTTATAATCTGTGAATATGTACTGCTATGAGCTGCTATCATTATTGTATCAGAATCATCGTAAGCAAAACTTAAAGAACGTTCTTCTGTATGGTTTGTAACAATTATATTAGAGGTTACTGATGTAACACTATGAGTAGGAACCGTTACTTTAGTTACTCTTATACCAATCGTATCTTGAGATGATAGATATAAAAGTAGGTCTCCGTTAGAGGATAGTGAAAGTACATCACTATCACTATGTGCATTAGGAATAAAATTATGACTACTTATTAAAGTGGAAGAAGAAGCAGATGCTGAAAAAATGTGATTGCCATTAGCGGGTTGTCCAGTAATTCTCGAACCTGTATAAATTCTATTATTATATTTAGATAAAATCATCTTCCTCATTATATTTGAAGATCCACTTCCGGTATTTGTATAAAGAGTATTAAAATTAGAACCAGTAGCTGAGCAATTTATAAACTTTGAATTACTAGCAACTCCTCTTGTTACTCCATAAAAATAACCATCACTCATCATCTGTAAACTTTTTAGTTTAGATGGAATGCTTACTGTATGTGATAAAGCAGCTGTTGTAACATCAAAAGCATATAACATCGATATACCACCAACATCATTATCAACCATACAATATACATAATCATCATCATATGATATATCACAGCCCTGTAAAGCGTAGATAGAGCTAGAAAAGGTATATGAGGCGATTAATGGTTCGATTGGTGGTGTTGTCGTCAAAAACATCATTGGTATTGGTATCATAGTGTTGTTAATCCTTTTTGAGATGTAACCACAGATTGAGTTCCAATACAAACTAATTGAATAAACGATATCGCATTTGAAGCCGTGGCTATTGATACCGCAGTTGTTCCTAAAAATCTGCCATCATTATGCATTTGTAATGTTCTTCCACCTGTTGCATCTTGTCTTATGTATAGGAAGTATGATCCTATTGAACTATTCGTTGTTGATATAGTCGCATTTCCTGTTAAAGTTAAGTTAAATATATTACCCGCTGCCATATCCACTTGATAAGTTCCACTCACAGATGTATTAATAACTGGATAGTGATGAACCCCCCTCTCAAAGTATGTTCTTGTAGCTATTGAGTTTGTTGTTCCAAATATTGCAGCAGTTGCTCCACCAGCAGCTAAACCAAGTCTATTTGTACCTGGTCTCCACATACCGGTATCTAAATCACCATAGAAGGAAACGCCTGGTCTGGCGACTGTTCCATCCATAGGAGCAAACGATGCCACACCAGAGTTGGTAACGAACCTACCAACATCGGCACCATTTACAGAAAATCCTAATTGGTTAGGATTTCTATATATACCTGTATTGGGACTATTTATAAATGATAAACCAGGCGATGATAATGACCCATCAGGAAGACTTTGTGGTCCTGTCGGTCCTTGTGGACCCGCTGGACCTTGAGGTCCTGTTGGTCCTATAAAAGCCCCTATAGTAGTATTTGAACTCTCAAGAGCTGACCAATCTACAGAATGTGTAAATGATGCTGATGAGTTTGAGTTTATTCTAAAACCAGTTGAAGTTTTATTACTTATACTCCAATCTCTTGGTATAATACTATCGACATTAACATTATATGAAGCAGTGAATGTTCCTGAAAAAGTAACATCATAGTATAAAGGTGAACCTATAAACGAAGAACCATCTACAGAACCACTTTGATACATTAGCATTCCACCAGTGAATACACCTGCTGGGCCTGTAGCTCCGGTGGCTCCAATTGGACCCTGAGGACCCTGAGGTCCTGCTGGACCCTGAGGTCCTGTAGCTCCTGTAGCACCTGTATCTCCTGCTGGACCTTGTGGACCTGTAGCTCCGGTGGCTCCAATTGGACCCTGAGGACCCTGAGGTCCTGCTGGACCCTGAGGTCCTGTAGCTCCTGTAGCACCTGTATCTCCTGCTGGACCTTGTGGACCTGTAGCTCCGGTGGCTCCAATTGGACCCTGAGGACCCTGAGGTCCTGCTGGACCCTGAGGTCCTG